CTAGACATCACCATGAGTCTTATTAAATACTTCCTCATATATTTGATCATCAACTTTACTATCTGTTCTTTTTACAAGTTCGCCTAATAAAATCACAATTATTTTTTCAATAGCTATTGTTCCAAAATATTTGCAAATAAAGTACTTTAAAAATTTTATAACAACATTCATTAATCTATTCCCCCTTAGCTAATTCGATATGTGGATTATCCTTAAAAGATTTCCAATTGGCTCCAAATACTATATTTATATGTAAATTTGCTGCTGCTGTTCTAAATGCTTTATAAACTTTTTCCCATCTAGGATCATTTACCTTATCAGTGTTTTTCCATCCAACATAATATACATCAATCGCTCTTCCTAACTGATGCTTAGATTTTTTATTGATTCCATCTAATTGACTAGCACCTGCTTTATAATATTCTTGTTGTTTTGCTGTTGATCTAAGACCTTCATTAACAAAAAAGTCTTGTTCAGATATAGCAAGAGCATATCCTGCTAACATTACTAATTTTTCATTAACACCTTTTAAGTTATCTCTGGTTCTTTTACTTGCTTTATTCATGATAAACCTCCCTATGATAAATTACGACCTCGTAATTTTAGTTATACGAGGTTTTTAAAACACTTAACGACACATAATTCATCTACTTTATTTATAAAGCTTTCTTTAGATAATAAAATGTCTGGACTAGCAGATTTAAGTTGTGCTTCAACAAGGAATATTGTTTGTACAAATGTTGCCCCTGCTATTCTCAAATGTTTCAAATCTTCTAAAGACATTTCAACTACATCGTGATCATTAAAGCTCCAATGACTCACAGGAGTTTTTGAATATACTTGAGCATCTTCATTAGCTGCTATTGCATTACCTAAAAGTGCTAGGTCTTTTTCTCTACACTTTTGTTGATGAGAGTTAAAATCAAATCCTACTTCCAATATTTCAGCTTTAAATTTATTTATCATATCAAAGTAGTGTTCTTTTATTTCCTTTTGAGTTGCTCTCTCTTCCCAAATTTTAAGTTCTTTATTCCATTTAGGAACTACTAAATCAATAGGCATAACAACTGATTTTATCTCTTCACCCTCTATATACTCACCATCTCTTAACATTTCAGGATTAGGAATCCATTTCTTTTCATCTTTATTCCACATATATTGCCATGATGGGCTATCTACCTTAACGATATTATCTCCCTCAATATATGCTCCATCATCTAAAGCTATAAATCCTAGCTCAACAAGTTCTCTTGGATTTGCTGGTCTAACTACATCTCCATTCATAACTGGAACTGTCGGAATTTCTTCTCCTAGATAATGAGTTACCTCTAAGGTTTCATCTTTAAAAAACATTCTAAAAAAGTCTTGTGCATTTTCTAAAGGCTCATCATAAACACCTAAGACATAGCACTTATGTTCATTTATAACTATATTTTTATCTAAATAATAATATTTTTGCATTGTTTAGCCTCCTATCTATACCATAGTACTGTCAATTTCGTTCCTTGAACATCATCAGAACCTGAAACAAATAAATCATTTCCACTTCTTACAATTCTATAATCAACTTCTTTTGCCCCTGAGCTAATACCAGTTACACCATTCCTTACAACATGTATTCTAGCTCTTTGTGAACCGCTTCTAGGTAAATAATAACATTCTATAACAAGAAAATTCCAACCTTCTCTATATTTTTCTGGTATTGTGAAATATCTACTTGTTCCACTCCATGAATATTCTTCAAAATGTTTTGCACTTTCAATAGAAGTTATCCTACTATTCAAATCACTCATCTTAATCGGTGTAACTCTTCCTGTTCCCTCTAGTGTTCTCACTTTCTCATTTATAGTATTAAGGGTTATAGGGTTACTTCTACCCCCCCCCGTTTAATTTTTTATCTGAATTTGACATATATTTACCTCCGACTTATTGAATAAAAAATCTTATTGTATTTATTGTAGCATTATTATTTATAGATCCTGTACTACCTGCTAAACCTTCTTCTTCACAATTTCCAAAAGTTTTTATATAATCATTATAACCAAACTTAAATTTTATTTCTGCTTTTTCATTATTTTCTAAACCATTAATGCTAACACGAAAAGAAATAGTGTATGTTGTATTCCCACTACTTGTTGTATTTGACTTTTTATGATACATAAAAGTTACTCTTATATTTCTTTGTGATAAACCTAATTTACAAAAAAAAGTTTTAGACCAATCATCAGTTTTTTTAAATGTAACTCCTATATCGAAGCTTACAGATTCAATCCAGCCTGTTTTCCCATGTAAATCACTCATTTTTATTGTTCCACTAGGTTTTTCAGCTACAGTTCTAACATCTGTATTTCCTAAATTTAAACTTCCATTTTTTCTAAGTTCAGCCCTAACTTGACCCATTGTTATAGTTCCTGTTGATGGTAGTGCCATACTACTCACCTCTTTCTAGTTCAGATACCCTTTTACTTAGTTTCTGATAAGCATCTAGAAGTAAATAAATAATATCTCTATCCCTTACTGCAAGAACTTTTCTTCCATTAACTTCTCTATCAGTTTCTAAGACTAGGTTAGGATAGAACTCTTGTAATTCTTGAGCTATAACTCCATATCTAATATCCTTTTCTCCTATATAGTTATAACTATATACTTGTAGTTTATCTAAAAAATTATCTTTTAGAGGTTGGATATTCTCTTTTAACTCTCTATCTGAAAAGGCAGTAACATCACCATTAGATACTATTTGACCTGTTACAGTTAAGTTTCCATTAACAGTACCACCACTTGTTGATAAATAAGGATGAGTGTGTGAATCAGGTGGAAAAGTGCTAGGCTTTCCATCAACATTACCCCAGTTAGTTGGGAAAATAGTAGGTTTATCTGTTATTGTTGTCCAGCTTTGATTATGTACTGATGGTGGGAATGAACTAGGCTTGTCAGTTACACTACTCCATGCTGTTGGAAAAGAATTCGGTTTTCCTGAAATACTATTCCAAGAAACTGTAATAGTTCCTGAATCAATATCACTTTTTATCTCTTTAATTTTATCCTCTATTTTTTTAGCTGTGTTATAATCAGTAGATACTCCACCTTTATCTAACTTGTTATTTAAAATTTCATCTGTAATACTTCCATTCTCAATATCTTTTCTTATATCTTTTATCTCACTATTGTAGTATTCCATTAGAGTTCTTACGAGAGCATCAATGCTCTCGTAATCAACTAATTTTTTTTGACTATTTAATGAATTAACCATTAGAGTTATTTTTTCTTCTAAAGACATATTTCCTCCTATGCTTGTTTGTATTTGTCAATTATTCCTTGTGCTTCTTCTATTGTTAAATATACAAACTTTTCTTCTAATGCAGTTATTTTTCCATTAGCTGTGTCTATTGATTTCTCATTTGCATTTGCTTTAGATAATGCACTATCAGCAGTTGATTTTGCAGTATTAGCAGTTTCATTAGCAGTGTTTGCTGTATTTTGAGCTGCCACTACTTTTCCATCTGCTATTGCTGCTGCTTCTTTAGCTTCATTAGCTGTATTTAGAGCAGTTGCAATGTTAGTTTTTTCAGTAGTAGTTACAAACTTGTGTTCATCATCTTCAGTAATCATTGTTGCTGGGTGAGAAGCTGGATGTTCATAATTTTGTAAACCATCTAATTTCTTTTTATCACCTTTACTCATAAGTCCATCTGCTTCAGGAGTTGCTAATCCAGGTAACATTAATTGTCCTGCTGTTTGCCACTCATTTACACTCTCCGCCTCATAAATCAATAGTGTGTTTTGATTTTGATAAGTAGGCTCTTGAGTAACAATTACAAAATCTCCCTCTTTAGGATTAGGAATTGCTTTTTTTAATTCTGCTAAATTAGTATATACCCCTTTCCAAGCTAATCCACTAGCAAATTGATTAATAGCATTTTGTAACTGCTCATTAGTTACCTTAGAATCCCATTCACTTTGTTTAGCCTTAGTAGGAATAGTTTTTGTTGTTCCATCTGCAATTTGATCAGCATTATGAGTATGTGTTGCATCAGATTTTTTAGCTAATAGTTTTACTATTTCACTACTCATTAATTTGATAGCTACACCTGTTATAACTTTGTTTAACTTCTCTGCTGGAATTTCTGTTCCTTGTCCAAGTAAATACTTATTAATAATAGCTGTTATATCTTCTTCAGTAGCAGTTTCTACCTTTGCCTGTGCTTCATTTAAAGATCCATCAAAACCTATATTATATACAGTAACAGTTTTCAAATCTTCAGATACAATTTTTATTGTTTGTCCTACATATGCTAATGGATTATCCTTAGCATATGTTTTAGCATCTTCTATATCATAAAATACTTCAAATCTCTCAATAGGAGCTCCTACCTGTCTACTTATACCTAATGGTAACTCCATAAATGGTGCATTTTTAACTATTGTACTCATATTTTTCTACCTCCCTAATTATCCTAAAGTAACCTTTAATATTGCTTGTTGCTCAAATGCTACAGCTGGTTCAAATACAAAAGCATTATACTCTTTAGCAGTATATCCATTTGCTCCCTCGACATTTACAGTTTGCTTAACAAAAGCAGTTGTAATATCAGCATTCATTGAGCTTTCATTTATTACTTTTGTTACTCCTTTAACTGTTCCTATACAAGCTACTACAACCCTTGTAGCTCCTGCTGGTACTGTTAAAGTTAATGTTTGTGCTTTATATGCTCCAGTAGAATTTGTCAGTCCTCTAATATAGGCACTATCTATAGCTGGTTTATCTGTCGAAGTTCCATAGAAGAACTTTCTAAATCCTGTATATGCAGAAGTTTGTTGTGTTTTGCTTCCTGCTGCTATTGCAACTTCTGGACTAGAATTTTCTCCTGTATTAGTTTTTGCCACAACACCTTTATTGTGTGCTACTGTCACTTTATACGCTAATGAACTAACTACATTTTCCTCTGCTCCATCTCCAATAATAAATCCTTTACCATCATTGGTATCAGTTCCACTAGCTGTTGTAGCTACACTCTCTTTATTAAAGCTTGTAGGTTGTGCAATTCTATCTACTTTAAATGATTGAGCTGTAACCCCTGTAGCTGGTCCATACTCATATGTTCCTGCAGAAAGAGTAGCAGTTCCAAATGATGCCTCTGCTATCTTAGTTCCAACCTCTACAGCTTTAGCTCCACTTAAAGCAAATCCTGAAACTGCTGGTTGAGCAGTAATTTTAGGTTGTAGTGTTTTAGTAAACATTCCTGTTAAGAAAGCATCTACTGATTTTCCTTTAGCTGAAATAGTTGCTGTTCCTTTTAAAGGCTTAGTATAGTTTCCTACCTTATCATAATCTCCAGCTCCCATAAAATCCTTTCTAATAATAACCTTGTTAGCATCTACATTTCCTGTAATTGCTACCCAATCTGTTTCATAAAGATAACTTGAAACCTCATAAACTTCATCATCTACAATGGTAGTTATTAAGAAAACATCTCCATTTTTAGCTTTTTCTTCTTTATGAGTATCAAAATATTCTTGAATAACTTCTGTATCAGGTTTTTCTACTGAATTTTTTTCACTTCTATATATTTTAGCTTCCACAGATTCTACAGATGCTTTTTTCTTTAGTTCTCCATACACCTCCTTAGTTAAAAGTTCAAATGCCTCTTCATTTATTATTTTTTCAACAACTTGAGCCATATTATTCTCCTCCTTTATATTTGTTAATGATCTCTTGTGTTTCTTCTAAGGTTAAAAATTTTATCTGTTCATTTACAAAAGCAATAAACTCCTCTTTAGATGAATTTAATGCTGTGTATAACTCATCTATTACATCTTTTGCATATTTTTGTGTTACCTCTGGAATAAATGGTTCAACAAGCTCCCATTTCTCTTTAGCAATTATATAGAAATAAACTGTTTCTGTTCCTCCTACACTGATATCTTCAAAATTTCTAAAATTTAATCTGACATCTACTTTTCCAGGTGTTTTAAATAATTCATTAGGAATTTTTATAATAGTTTTATTTTCAACAATTTCTTGTTCTATTACAAAAGATTCAGCTAAATTTTCATTTAAAAATGTTGCTCGAATTTTTCCTTTTTCAACATTATTTAATAATTTTATATTGAGATAACCTATTCCCCAGTCATCTTGTAGATACATTTCAGGAGTAAAATCAGGAGTTGTGTTCAAATCCCAATCTATTATCATCTCTTTTATATTTACAGATCTTCTAGCTGTCATATAGCTATTTACTAACTCTTCCATTTCCTGTGGAGTAGTAGTTTCAATATCTATATTATGAAGTTGTCTATAAATTTCATTAATTGCTTCTACTATCTCTTTGGCATTAGTTTCTAATCTTTCATCTTCTTTATCAGCTTTTTTAGCTAGTTCTTTTTCAAAATCTTCTTTATCTACCCAAAGCTCATTGCCATTCCAATTAACAATAAGAGATTCTAAGTTAGTAGCAATGATATTCATATAGTATTTATATTTCACTGGAGATACTTTAGCTGGAGGTAACCAGTTTGTTTCTACTCCATCATTTATATACCAGTAGAGTTCTTCTACTCCATCATTATCTACATATATTCCAAACTCTCTTACATAAAATCCCTCTTCTAAATTGTCATTAGAGAATTGAATTGCTAATCTTACTGCATCTTCATTCTGCTCCTTTGAATAGATTTCTATCTCTTTTTTTAAAGATTTAAGACTTGTAAATTGTTTAGGATTCTCATTTTCTTCAAGAGTTCCATTCCCTATTTTTACATTAGTAAAGGTAATTGGTTTATTTTCAGCTTGGCATTTAGCAAGATATCTTTTTCCTATAGCTGTAAGTCCGTTATACATATTCCACCTCCATATCTATTATTTTTAACAAGCTTACTCTAACCATACTATTAATATTTTTAATAGGTTCTTTTCTAAAAAACTCTTTTTCTATCTCTTTTATTATGAATAAACCTGTTTTAAATTTATTACTGATATCTGTAATAGCATTATTTTTGAAAAATTCTTTCTCTATCTCTTTTGCACTAAATGAACCTAGTTTAAATTCATTTTCTAATGAATTATTAATCTCTATTACTTCTATTACACTTCTACAGTTTTTGTATTTTTCAATAGTATCTAACAAAGAAAATATCCAGTTTTCCGAAGCAGAAAATAGATTATATACTAGGATTTTAAAAGTAAACGGATTACCTCCATACTCCCACCATTCTCTTATCTCGACTGGTTTATTTAATTTTTTCAAATTTTCTTCTATTGATAATTTAGTTCCTTTTTTGGAGTGAACCATTATTGCATTTTTTATTAGATCTATCTTTATTTCTCTTGGAAGTATCTCTTTCCAGTTATCAATACTATATTGATAAGCTAATTCTGAGAGAACTTCATCTGATTGTTGTTCTAAATTTTCATAAATAGCCAATTTCGGAAGTTGCGAAATAACATCTTTTTTAAAATTTATTTCAAACTCTTTTGCTAAACATTTCAAATTCTTATATTTTTTCAAATTTTCTGGAAATAAAATTTGATAATCAGTATTTAAAAGATTATTCATCTTCTACTCCTTGATAATTTATAGTAGTAGCTATATCTTGAGCTACATGAGTTTTATCTATCTTTGTAAAAATAGGACTTACTATTTCTACTCTTTTTGCTCCAGCTTGAATTAAGAGTTGAATTAATTTATTTGGATTTATATCTCTTCCTAGTTTTGTTTTCTGCCATTGTTTATACTCCTCTACAGCTTTCCCTATATTAGAAGTAATTAAAGTTATATCATTCTCTCTATTTGCCCACCATTTTATATTTAATGAATATTTTAATGCTGTTGGAGCAATTATTTCTACTCTGTCTGTAAAAGGTCTTATATCATTATCAGATAGAGTTTTTTCTACTATTTCAAGTATCTCATGATTAGGAATTATTCCATTTTTTAATAATGGGATAACTTTTACTAATCCTGGAGTATCTCTTGGAGTATAGATATAGGCATCAGCTATATCCTGATGAGCAGTTAAGGTGTAATATCTATATGCTGCCACAGGTCCTGCTGTACTAAAGGATGTAGGTTTTAACCTTATTCTTTCTCTCAATCCTTCATCAGTTTCTTCATCTGCTCCTCCTGAAGATGCTGTTATATTTTCTACAGAGTTTAAATATGGAATATCATCTACAATGGTATTAATCTCTCCATTTTGTAAATTATTACCTATTTTTCCATCTTGCAAACAAGTAACATTTCCTAATACTTCCTGTTCTCCAATAACAAGTTCTATATTCTCATCTAATTCAAAATAAAGATCTCCAGAGGCAACTTTATGTCCTTTTGGTATTGTTATTACCTCCTCAAAAACTTTACTAAAAGTATATTTAATAGTTGCCTTTGCTCCTCTTGCTAGATTTCTTTTGACTCCTACTAACTCTCCTAGCGCTTCTAGATATGTTCCAGTTGCATATCTAAGGAGATTCATCTTTCCAGTAAAATTTATATTGTTATTTGCTATTGAAAATATATATGTTATCCAGGATATAAAATCATTAATAGGGTCTCCATCTTTAACTGTCACTTTCATAATCTCTTCATATCCTTTTTTCAAAGTATCTTCGAGTTTTAAAATATCATTATCAACAAATTTTATCTCATTCATTTATCTCTCCCTTTAAGCTTACAGATAGTTTTCCTATTAAACTTTCTTGAGTTGAAATGTTGATTTCAGTTGTTTTAAATCTTGGTTCTTCTCTATCTATTTCTTCAACTAAATCTGCTATAATACTTGCCTTAACTATTTCTTGAGGTTTATCAATATTCTCAACTATAATTCCTTTGTGTCTTGCAAGAGGAACATTACATTTAATTCTAGTTACTGTATTATCAATATTTTGATTAATTTCTTCACTTAAATTAGGCTTAAATATATAATTTCTTTCTTGAGTATCAGTTTTAATCTCCATTAGTTATACTCCTTTAAGCTCAAAGAAAGCTCCATTTTACTTACATTTCCTAAGCTTGTATATGCTTTATATGTTTCAGACATTGAAGTTATTACATACCAACCACTTCCTACTACTCTACTTCCTAAAATAAACTTTAATTTTTGTCCTTTTTTCATATAATCTTCAAACTCTTTAGCAGCAGCAGTTGGATTAACATTCCAAGCAGCATTAAGATGTATATTCAATTTAAGCTCATCTAATGCAACTCCCTCAAATTGTAGTTTAGGTTTTCCGTGCATAACTTCATGTTCTATCCATCTAACACTTTTATCTCCTGAAAGATTATTAATAGTCTTTATATAGAAAGAACTACAACCAAATATAGTCTTTCCTAAACTTCCTACAATCATCTCTCCTCCTATACTGGTGTTCCTGAAGTATCTGGTCCACCTTTAACTCCAGAGTGTTTATGAGTTATCAATGATATTCCACCAGCAACTACATCATCTGTAGCATTCATTCCACCATTTAGCTGAATATTTCCATTTATTGTTATATCCCCTGTAATCTTTATTTGTGGGCATATAACTTCAATCTCTTTTTTACAATCTAAATATAGTTTAGATGTTTTTTCATCATAGATTACTTGAGTACCATCAGAAAATACAGTAATCGTTTTTCCCTCTCCTGCATTAGACATAACAGGAGCTGGAAGATCATAACCACTTCCAAGATACATTCCAGAGTTTCCATTGCTAACTAATAAGCACAATCCCCTTTCTCCTATTTGGGGCATAGAATATTGTTTAGTTCCTTTATTTCTTCCCTGAAATACTTGTAGTTCTGCTGATTGATCTTCTAAATCTTCAAAGTGAACTTTTACAGTTCCCTTATCATAATTCACTATAGATACAGTTCCAAACCTTATCATTCCTCTTCTTCCACCTTCCTTATATCTAGTGAGAGTGTATAATCTTTATAATTAGTATCTATCTTTGAAATTAAATATTTTCCTTCAAAGATGCCAAATCCAACTATATAAATGGTATTTCCTACACTTAATAATTGTTCTTTACCCATTAACTGAATATTCCCTCTTGTAGAATCTTTATTTTTTTCTTTTAAAGCTTTCTCAGCAATTTTACCAAGATACTCTTCTTTTTGCTTTTGGGTTGCTCCTGGTGGCTCTTTTTCCTCATTTATAAAGAGTACTCTTTGGGTTCCTCTTTTATATCCAGCCCTCTGTTTAGTAAAGAAACTTTTTTCTATTTTTTTACCTAATTTGCTATCATAATATGAGATCTTACAACCTGCATACCTATCAGTATCATCAGTTTCAAAGGAATATGATTTAAGATCTGTTCTTGAAAGATACATCACTGGTTCTTTATCTTCATATAAAGTCTCTTCTAATAAGATTAATTTATCATTATAGAGCTTCACTAATATTCCAGCTTCTTTTCCTAATCTCTTTAAGAAGTTAAAGTAGCTCTCTAATCTAGCCTCAACTCTTTTATATTCAAACTTAAAATCAACTTCAAAGATTAGTTCAAGATTACACTCCTTTGCTATGTCTGATGCTACCTTTTCCAATGTTACATTTTCCCAAACTCTATTCTTTTTATTATCCATAAGATTTGATGTTATATCCACTGATAGAGCTTTAATATTACATATATCAGGAGGTCCAGAGTAGCTAACATTATCAATATAAAAAGTTCCTATATCAATTTCTACAATACCTGTAACTTCCCAATTATAAAGATAAGCTTTAACCTCTAGTTTCTCTCCTTTAAGAGGTGCCCAACTACTGATCCAAAGTCCTTCTCTATTTTGGATACTTAAATCTAAAGTATCAAATTCATTTAAAGAATCTGATTGAGTAAAACTAAGTAAATCATTATGAATATATTTTGTTATATTTTTGCCTTCATAAAGTATTTGTAATTCTACTCTTCTAGTGTTTCCTACTACATTATCAAGTGCTTTATTAATTAAATTATCCAACATCTTATCTCCTCCATGGTGGAGCAGTAGTATTAGCCTTTTTAGCTGAGTCTATCTCTTGATATTTAAGCTTTATCCCTGCTTTGAATACAATTACATCACTATACTCCTCATTCAACTCTAAAAGAAAATTATACAGTTTAGAATCATCAAATAACTTATATGCAATACTATCCCAAGTGTCTCCAGAGATTGTTGTATAAATTTTATCTGCCATTTCCCCTCCTATATGTTTCTCTTTGGTATCTATCAAAATAACCTTTGAATTGCTCATAAGACATTCTTGCATCATTTTCTAGAACTTCCTTTACACCTGCAGCATCTTTAGCATTAACTACAGGGGAATAAGTAAAATTAAAAGTAGTATTAGTATTATTTAAGCTAGAGCTATTATCAAAAGCTCCTAATAATCTTCCAGTTTTCTCCCATAGATTCATACTATTTGAATCTCTAGTAAGAGGAATTATAGCTTCAGATGCTCCTCCCTCTCCTATCATTGCAAGAGTTGGAGAACTAACAAATCCACCAGTTGCAAATCCAGGAATATATTCTTTAGCTTTGTTCACTAAAAATGATGCTCCTCCACTAATAGCATCACCTAAACTAAAGTTTTTAATCTCTTCAAATATTTCTAAGAAATAATCCTTTAGATCTTTTCCTAAATTCTTTAAATTTTCTATTTTAGATGCCATATAGTCAAAAGGTATTCCTAATAGAGCCATAGCTTTCTCTTTAAATTCATTGAAATTATTAATTCCATTCATTACCATTTCAACTAGTTTATCTTTTAGTTCACTAGCCTTTAATTTGATAGTGTCCCAGTTTTCATATATTGATTTTCCAGCTTTAATAACAAATCCCATAGGACCAAGCATATACCAATATTTATCTACTAATTCAACTATCTTATTCTTAAGATCTATAGCTCCTTTTTTAACTGTATCCCAGTTTTTATATAGCAAATATCCTGCTGTAACAAGAGCTGTTATTCCTAAAATAGCTAATCCTACAGGAGTTGTAAAAAAAGCTATTCCTGCTTTAGCAACTGTTCCTAGTTTTAAAATTCCACTTCCTATCCCTCTTAGAACACTTTTACCTGCTCTTCCAAAACTTTTAAATCCTTTTATAGTTTTTCCAATAAGTTCTTTATCAGTTATATAACCAATTAACTTTGTGTAATTAGAATATGCTGTAAAACCTAAACTAACAACTTTTAAAGCTCCTCCTATACCATATAAAGCTCCTGTTCCATAAACAATAGTTTTAGCCATTGCCTTTACTTTATCAGGATTTTTCTCAAGAAGTTCAGTAAATTTTCGTAAAGCTGGAGCTACTATTGCTATACCTTGATTTAAAAAAGGCAGTAATGTTTCTCCTGCTTGAGCTTGCAATATTTCCATTTGTGATTGTAAATTTTGCAATTCATTTTCTGTTGTTCCAGCTCTATTTTCATATTCCTTATCTGTTGCACCTTCATAATTCTTTTTATTCTTAACCAAGTTTAAATTTTGAGTATACTTTTCATAAGATTTAAGAACATTAGATGCTGCAACTTTTCCCTCTTCTCCAAATAGCATAGTCATAATTGCTGACTGATCTACTTTATTAGCTTTACTTAACTTTGAAAAGACAATATCCATAGCTTTTTCTGCATCTTTAGATGCAGTTTTTGCTAAAAATTGAGCATCTAATCCAAGCATTTCTAAAGCTTCTTTTTCTGATTTATCTGCTGCTTTTCCTTTAGATAAAACATTTAAAAGCTTTTTAGTTCCTGTAGCAGCTACCTCTGGTGCCATTCCCATCTCAATTAATGAAGCTCCTAAAGCAGCAGTCTGATTTTCAGCCATACCAGCAAGTTTAGGAATATTTCCTAATCTAGTTATAAATTCTGAAATTTGATCTTCTGAAGCTCCTGTATTATTTCCAAGAGTATTAATTTGATCAGTAAGTTCTTTTAATTTAGTTAAGTCCATATTAAAAGCATTTTTCCATATAAACATATATTTAGATGCTTGATCTCTATTCATATTAAAAGCTATTGCCATCTTAGAAGCTTGTTCTATATATGATACAGCCTCATCTTGCTTTAACCCTGACTGTCCTGCATTAGCAGCCATTCCATAAAGATCCTCTAATGAGATTGCCATTTTTTTCTCTGTAATAATAGATTGTAATTCTCTTTTAAATTTTGCCTCTTCCTCTTTATTGGCAAAATCAAATTGTTTCTTTACATCAGCAAAAGCACTTTCAGCTTTGATAGCAGAGTTAAGCAATACTCCCCCTGCCCCAGTAACCACACTAGCTCCTTTAATTGCTCCTCCACCTATACTTGAAACTTTATCAGCTTTATTTTTTAACCTTTCAGCTTTTTGATATTTTTCCATAGCTTTATTATAGTTGTTAGCTTTTTTCTCAAGTTCCTCATATGATTTTCCTATATCTTGTAATGATATATTTTGCTCTTTTAAGCTTTTGCTAGTTTCTCTAATATCTTCTATATGCTTTTTTTGCTTATTATTTAAACTTTCAATTTTATTTTCCAAAGATGAATACGTTTTATTTAATGAACTACTTTCCTTAGAGTTATCTTTTATCTCTTTTTCAACTCCATTAAATTCAGTTTTTAAAGTTTTCAATTGAGATTCTATACTTTTTATTTCCTTTGGAAGTTTTACATATTGTTCCATTAACTCTTCATTAACATCTTGATTTTCTTCTATTTTTTTAGTAACAGATGCTAGTTCAGTTTTTAATAACTTTTCTTTTGAACTTAGATTTGTAATCTCTTTAGATAATTTTTCTTTTGTTTTAGTTAATTCTCTTCCATGAGCATCTACTTCTGAAATACTTTTTTTCAATTTTAAAAGCTCTTTTTCAGCAGAATTTATCTGTTGCCTTGTATCTTTCCTAATTAATCTCAATTCACTAAGTTTTCTCAAAGCAACTTGACTTTTTCTTAAATCCTCTGTTTTTTTATTAACTGCATCTATTAAAGTAGTAGCATTTTTAAAACTACCTTTAAAACTAGAGCCTATTGTTGCTCCTATTCCAAAAGAGATTGCTAATTGTTTAACTCCCATATCTCCTCCAATAAAAAAACCACCTATTCTTTTAATAGAATAAGTGGTTGTTATTTATTTAGAAATTAATTTAAGAAGTATGGTTAACACTATATAAATCACTATTATAGCAATTAAAGCATAATATATAGTATAGCCTAATAAGATAGCCCCAAAGATTACAACAAAGACAAGAACTTTAAGAACTTTACTAAGAATAGGCCATATTTTAAATTTAAAATACTCCCATTTGGTTAATACAAGAGTTTCATCTCCAAGCAAATATCGCTCATATCTTTCTTTGGCAATAGCTTCGGTAATAGCTGCCTCTCGTTCAATTTCTTCACATTTTTTTTTATGTTGTGCATCAATTTCAGCACATTCTTTTTTACATTGCTCAACTGCTGTTCTTACTTGTTCTTTGGAATCTTTAATATTTTTTTTAATAAAATTAATAATTGACATAGGTCCTCTCCTCCTCTTACTATGAGTATACCTTATAACAAGAGAAAGAACAACCACTTATTCTATATTTAGTTTCCATTGTTCTGTTCATTTAACAATTCTGTTAATGATTCTATCCAATCACTCCACTCGTAAATTGGCATTTCCAGCCAATAAACAAGTGAAGTTTTAGTTTGTTTTGAAAGAGTTATTCCGATTTTTCTGATAGTAATTCCATTAAGACCTGATATTCCAAACCGTCGAAAAAACCCTTAATCATATTTGTTATTTTTATATATTCTATGGCTGATAATGTTTCTAAGTCTGAAGGAGTACAACCAATTATTTTAGATGCAATAAGCCCTAAATAACATCTTGTATTCTCCATTTCTCCTTTTAAACAAATTCCACCAGTTAATAAAAACTCTCTTTCAGCTTCAAGTAATATTTTTGCAGTAAAATCCTCTTTCTTTATATTAATTTCAAAGATAGTTTGTTGATTATCTCCAAATCCTGTAATAATAGGTTTTTCTAACTTCATTTACCCCTCCTTACATTCCCATAGCAGCTCTTAAATCTGTTAAATAATCAGTTCCTCTTACTTTAAAAATCATATTAATTTTATCAACTTCAAGTACCTCTTCTCCATCATATTCAACTTTCATATAATTAACTGCAAATTCTTGTTTAGAATCTGTAGCTTTTCCTACTGATAATTTCCCTTGAGAAAAACCTTTAGGATATCCTTTGACCATTATTCTATATTTCCCTGTTATAAACTTCCCTGCATTTTGATCTAATGATTGAATTCCTGCTTTTATCTCAAGATTATATGCCCTTTGTTCTAGCATATTGTAGTTCTGATCTATAAGGGTTCTAAAGTTTAACCCCATATTCATTGCTTGAAGATGCCCCAATGTTGTTGAATCAATCTCTCCTGCTATTCCTGCTCCTGAAATTGTTTCAGACATAAATTGTATATCTGGCATATCAACATCAACTAAGGCTGTTAATGATCTGCTACCATCAGCATAAAGTTGATAGTTTGTAACTTTCTCTGGAATTATTCCTGGTCCTGTTAATCCTGACATTTGTTACCTCCTAAAATAAGTTGCTATAATAATTAGTATCTATTTCTAAATCAAAGCATATATCTTCAGCTGGTAATGCTGGAGAGAAGTATAATTTGAACTTAATTTTTCCATCTATCAATGAAGTAGTAGGATTATCCTCTTCTCTAAATTCAACTCTTCCCCCTATAATCATTCCAGCAGCCATTAAACCATTTAACCAAATATTTACACTATCAGTGATAGTAGTTATTAAGTTTTTATTCATAGGATTATCAACTTTTTGCCAATATGTTTGAACTAAACTATTAGTTAAGAAGTTAAACATAAGTCTTGAAACTATAAAATTATCCTTTGGATCTGTTACATCTGGATAGCAACCAGTTCTATTTCCCCAAGCTACCCAACCACCAATCCAGTTAATAGAAGTAGTAATTCCATTTTCGTTAAGATAATTTGCTTCATCTAACCCTAAGAACATATCTGTACCATCTGCTAAACAAGCAGAGTCTGCTTTTATTCCCTCATTAGATGGAGATTTATAAGGTATTCCATCATTTTCAGCTGCTAGTGATTGAATTAAACAAGCAACTTGTGTTGATAAGTGATATTGAGTATCTCCTAATTTTACCTTTGGATAGCATACTTCTAAGTAAGTAGAAATTAAATTGTTATCATTTTTGTGTTTAACTGCATCAGAATACTTAGGTACAGTTTTAGTATCAATATCTACAAGAGCAAATCCTTTAAAATGTCCATTGATTAAACTTGCTTTAGTTTCCATTACTGCCACTACTGTACTATCTGTTGACCACTTAGGAGCTAGTACTAAGTTTGGCACAAGTCTATATTTAGGGAAAACCATTGAAATACATTCTAATCCTTTTTTAGCTCCTGAGGATGGATCTATTCCTCCTACAATATCTGTGTTTTTTATAGCACTAGGGTCTAATTTATCATAAGTTACTGTTAAATTATTACCAGAAACTTCCTCTTCTCCTGTTTGAACAATCATTAGATAACCATTTGCATCAAATTCAGTTGTATAAGTTATTTTTGGAGTGATATTTAAAGAACTTATTATAATTCCAATATCTTTAATTACTGCTGTTTTATCTTCTCCAAATGGAACTGATTGACTTTGTACTGATTTTTTATGTGTCTTAGGATCTAGTACATTGACTAATACAATAGGTCCTATTCCAAACTTACTAAAATGTGCATCTATAGCTTCACATAGTGTATAATTTTCAAAATCATTAACAAATCCAAACTCTTTTACAGCCTCTTCATATGAGTAACATAATATAGGAGTATTTATATTTTGTTTCTCACACATATTAATAGGGGCAGTACCTACATAAAAGGGTGTTATGGAATCTGTTTTAGTAGCTAATAATGATGTAGCTGTTTCTTGGGTTCTAACTCCATGATTAAATGCCATTATTTACCTCCCAATTTCTTTAAAATTTTATTAAATAAGATATTTTCTCTTGTACCTGCTTTAACTATATTCCCTTTTTTTAGAGCAAATTCAGAGTTTATCTCTATAAATAAAGGTGCTATCTCTGGAAATTCCTTGATTGCCTCCTCTACATTTGAAGGAAAATCTCCTAAATATACAGTATTAGTCATCAGTCCATATTTTCTGATGGAAGGACCTAAGTATATTTTAGAAACTTTCTCTTTTACTATCTCTTTAGCTTTTTCTTTTCTCTCTGCCATCTACTCCCACTCTCCTTGTATCCATTTATCTACATCAGTTCTATAAGCTTTTGTTCTTATAAATTTAAAAGTAACTTCTCCAGCCATATAGAGGCTATTACTATCTATTTCCCATTTAGCATTTGTACAAGCTTCAAACTCATCTAAATAGATTCCTGGTTCTAAAACTTTTTCTATAACTATATCTATCATCTGATATAGTTTTTGATATATCTCTTTAGTATTATCTATATAGAGCAAAATACTAACTTTTATATCTATCTCTTTACTCTCCAAAGTATTAGCTCCTGATGAAGCTACGATTCCAATAGCAGGAACTATCTCCTCTATTCTCTCAGTTGGAATTGGTCCTATAAAGACTTCAGGAGTTTTTGGTGAACCTTTAGTAGTATTAGTTTCTATTGTGATACTTTTTTCTATTAATTTTTTTAATTCACATTCTAAATCATATATTCTTTTCATAGATGCCCCTTTAAAATTCTATCTATCTCTCTATCTAAATTTTTTTCTAATATTTTAGGTGCTTTATCTTCTACATACTCTTCAACACTTTCAGTTCCAAGCATTTGTGGAATAGAAACTGTTTTTAAATCTTGTATTGTAGCTTTTCTATCTGAAGCTTTTCTTTGAAATATCCCACGATGTCCGTTTTTCATAGTTGCTAAGAAAGGACGTCCATATAAATTATCTTTTCCTACTACAACCTTTCTTTTCTCCCTTTTTTTTACCCTAACCAAGAGAGTTCCATCTGATTTTTTATATTTAAAAAACTTATATAGAGAAAGTCTTGGAGATTTAGATCTAATATATCCAATAGGAGTTTTAAAATTAGCTTTTTTTACTGATAAAGTTTTCTCAACTTCTGTAGAAGTGATTGCATAATTCGTTGTAACATCTTTTTTCAAGTCTTTCTTTATGGTTGTAATAGATCTATTTACAGCTGATGAGGTAGCCCTTTCTATGCCATTTTTTATTCCTGAAAGTAGTCTTTGTGCTTTATCTAAATTTTTAATTTCAATAAAACCATTAGCCATTAGTAAGCTGTTACCTCCTTCAATCTGATTGTTGTTATTCCCTCTTGAGAATACCAATCATTTACAAGATAAGTAGTTCCATTTACTTTTAATCTTTTTCCAGGAACTCTTCTTTTTAAACTAAATTCCTCTGATTTCAGATAAAGTATCAAATCTACTGAATAGTATGTGTCATCTATAGCTTCCTCTGAAAAATCCTTATCAAGATGCTCTATTACTCCTACATAAATTCCATCTTCAATATTGATATGCTCTCCCATTTCATCAAAGTTCAGGAAGATATCTACATCTTCCTGAAGCATTGATTTAAAATTTAGAGGGTTACTCTGCATTTTTCTTTCTTCCATTTTTAGCTGGTTTCTCCTCTTCAGCATCTACTATTGGAATATCTTCAACTGTTTCATCATCTAAAACTACAATAGTTCCTGTTGAAATTAGATATTCTTTTTCTTTCTCATCAACTTCTATTTCTGTTTCACTGCCTATTGAATGTTGTCCATATATTCTTAAAAATTTTACCTTCATTTTTCCTCCATTTCGCAACTTTCGAAATTATTCAGCATCACAAACTACTACATTGAAATATCCTGACAAGTCATCTGGTTGTAAAACTGGTCTTGATTCAGTTGTAATATTCTTTTGTTTTTTGTTTGGTGAGTCTACATCAGAAAATCTTTTAACCATATGTACATCATTTGTTCCCATATTTATAATAGGAGCATATAGAATTTTTCCCTCTGTTGAACCTCCTAAAATCATATTTGTAGGCATTAACTGAATCTCTTTTCCATCATATCCAATTACTTTTCTTGAATATCTAAATAGTTCTACCCCATAAGTTTTATAAGTTCCTAACCACACAACTCCTGGATATTTTCTTGTTACCTCTTTTACAAACTCTGTTTGTAGATCTTTGCTTAACATATCATGTTTAAACTCTTTGGAGTTCATAAATTTATCAGCAGCAGTCAATCCCATAACTACATTTCTAACTATAACTCCACTCTCTTCTGCTTTTGCTAAGATTTCATCTAAGGAAGTAATAGGATTTACTCCCTCTTCTCCCCATTTTTTACCACTTTCAAGAGTTACCATATTATCTATTCCATAATCAACCTCATAAGATGCTTCATCTGTTGTTGAGGTAACTTTTCCAGTAGTTAAGAATTGAGATACTATTAACTCCTCTTTATTTGCAATATATCTCTCTTGATCAGCTAATATCTCTGCTATTCTCTTTCCAACTCTCTGTGCTGGCTGATAATCCCCAGTAAAATTCATTCCAGCTTCTCTAACAAAATAATCTTTAGGTCCTAATGTTCTTGATACTGCAATATTAGGTGCTGTAATAAGGTTTGTTGTAGTTGTTCTATCCACAACTGGTCTTCCCATTTCAAGTGGAGTTACAAATGGAGCTGTATGCTCTCCACCCTTAGTTATTTCAAGCATAATCTCTTCAGTAGGCACTGTCTCAGAGTTACTAAAAAATAGATCTGTTAAAAAATTCTTTTTAGGTTCCCAAGCATCTCTTATTTTTCTTATTGTTTTCGGTGTATATAGATCAAATTCGTTTGCCATTATTTCCTCCTCTTATCTTAAAAATAACCCTATTTTTCTTAATTCTTGCTTTAATTTTAATTTTTCAGTTGGATCACTAGGTAATAAAACAAAACTTTCCACTAAATATGCTGTTAATATAGCTGAGCATTGTTTATCTGCCTCTGCTCCTTCATAAGCTATTGCATAAGGTATAGTATAAGTGGCACTTTTATTATATTTCCCATAGTTTCCACTAGCATCTACTCCAATAACATCACCTGCTTTTACAGCTGTTTTTACTGTTAATGGTTCAGATACTAGAGGATAATCTCCAAAAAATATCTGTTTTTCCTTATTTGTAAACTTTACATTATTGGCCATAAATCTTTCCTCCTATCTTTTTATATTTAACTCTTTTAAAGCTGTTTCTATAACACTATTTAACATCTGCTCTTTTTCACTTCCCTCAATTTCAGAAGTGATCCCATTAAATCCTGCTGCTGCTTTTTCCTCTTCTCCTCTGTCAATCTCTCTTCCAGCCTGTTCAGAATTCATATTATATAGATCTACAATAATATCTTTGTAATCTCTTGGTTTTTCAAATTTAGCCTTATCTACTAACTCTTTTGCAGCTTTACTATATGTTTTAATTCCATCTAAGTTTTGGATTCTCTTTCTCTCTTCTGCAACTGCTGTTTGTACTGCTCCACTGATTGCATTTTTTACTGTATCAGTATTTATAAGTTCAGTTTGTAACTCATTTATTAGTTCTGGATGTTGAGCTTTTAACTCTTTTAATGTCATTGTTGCCTCCTGATTTTTCTTATTTAAAATTTCTGAAAGTTCTTTAGGTATTTTCTTTGAATTTTTTATATTCATAGAACATACAGTTTGAATATTTGAATTGATAATATTAGTATCATAAGATGCTATCTCATCTATGAACCCTGCATCTAATGCCTCTTGTGTATTAAAGAATGTTTCCTCATCCATTTTCTGTGCTATTTCATCTCTTGAAAGAGAAGATTTTTCCTCATAGAGATCTAACATATTCTCTTTAGTCTTGTTCAGGTGTTCTATTGCCTCTGTCATCTCTTTGGTGTTTGAATATCCCATGTACATAAGTGGATTATGGATCATAAAGTAACATCCTTTTCCCATAACCGTTTTATTTGCTGCAATAGCAATAAGAGTTGCTGCTGAACATGCCATTCCATCAATATATGCAGTTATCTCTTTTTCTTGGGATAATCTTTTAAGTTCATGATATATTGCTAATGCCTCTGCAATATCTCCTCCAGGTGAGTTAATCTTTACTGATATTTTTTTACAATTTTTTATCTCTTTAAGTTGCTGAGCAAAAATTAAAGAACTTGTTTCTCCAAACTCTTCCCATGCCCATTTTGTAATCTCACCTGAAATTCTTATCTCTCCTTCATCATTGGAAAGATTTTTTATTGAAAAAAATGATATTTTACTCACTTACTTCACCTCCAATCTCCTTTGAGATTTTCTTAATTTCTAAAATTTTTATCTCCTCTTCAAGTCTAGCCTCCAATATCTCATCAAAGTCCAAACCACTTTCAGCTGTAATTATTCCTCTCGTTGTAGTGTAGTTGTCGAGAGATGTTTTATTAGCATTTGCCTCTTTCAGTGGATCTAATGAAGATTTACCACTACCTACCCAAATGCAACGACAAAAAGCATATCTCACTGCCTCATCTTCAAAGAACCTTGGACAATCTATATCTCCATTTCTTATAAGCTCTAAAATAAACTCCTCATAAACTGGCTGGCATAGTGTCCTTTCTAATAGCTTTCTACACACTAAAAATCTTTGGTGTGCCTCTTCAAGAGATGCTTTAGCAGCAGAATATGATGCTTTAAATGAACTCATCAATACTTCATGTGGTATCTCTAATTGAGCTCCTATCTCTTCATAAACTGCATCTACAAAGTCTTTATATGATTTATTAGGTCTTGTAGTTGTAAACTCTTTGATAGTTTCTCCATCTTTAGCTATTATTCCCATTCCATGATCCAATGAAATTTTATCTGTTCTATCTTTGGATACTCCCTCTGCTCCTTCACTACTTCCAAAAGCAGATGTATTAATAAAGCCTTCCGCATCTTTAGTCTCTATTATGAATCCTAATGAGGCGTTGATAGCTGCTGCAATCAGTTCAGCCTCTTTATATCTACCTAAATTTTTAATAGGATAGATTATAGATGCTAGAAGTGGAACTCCTCTTCTCTGTCCTACTCTTTCAGGTTCAAAAATATGTAGAATATTTCTTCTCCCTAAAGAGTTAAATACAGGATATCCTTTAATCTCTGAATATCCATCTCCTGGATGTCTATCAGCAATGTAATATTTCAATAGATCTCCATTTGGAGCAAACTCGATTCCACCTTTTATCAACTGATTGTAAGTAAATCTAGGATTTACTATTCTGTCTGCCTCTATCATCTGTAAGCATAGTTCTATTTCTACTCCTGGTCTTTTCTTTCTTTTTGGAATAACAAAGGCATCTCCATTCATTATCCAACTAAGTTGTACAAGAGCTTGAATTGTAAAAAAATCGTGCATTCTATTAAAATCTGCATTTGTAGAAGATGCCCAAGCATTAAATTTAGCTTTTATGATTTTTTCATACTCTCTAGCCTGCTCCTTAGTTATTCCTGCTATTTGATAGTTGATATTAGGTTTAGGAAGTAGCCCTGTCCCCACTATCTTAGTTCTCATTTTTTTAAGAGCAGCACCTGCAAGCTCATTATTCATATAGAGATTTCTTGACTTTGCTCTTAAATCATCTAAATCCCATAAAATGTCATTATCAGGACTTTCTGGATATGTATACCAATTTGAAAGAGAAGGATCATCTTTATTGCTATAACCTATTCCATTAACCATTTTTATAGTTGTCATAGTTTTAGCAGTAGGAGTAGGAGCTGTTTTAGCTACTGAATATGTTCTTTTTCTCTTTTTCCTACTCATTTTCTACCCCCTTGGAATAAATTGAACAAATCTAGGTCCAGTTTTTCCTTCAGCTCGTTCCAATCTTTCAGCCCATAGCTCTATATTTTTTGCAATTTCCGAAGCATTTACCCTTGTTAAAGTTCTATTTCCTATTGTATAGCTCTGTCCCATTGCTACCTTTTCTTCTGCTGCAAGCCACATATCCAAATGTCTTTGACACTGTTCTTTAGTAAATATCATCTTTTTTCTCCTTTACTCTGATACTTTTCACTGTTTAAATCTACTCCTAGAAGTTCCATTCCTGCTGTTGCATAGTTCATAAGGTCAAGAGGCTCATTTCTTCTACCCGGAAGCACTTGCCATTCAATTTTCTCACCCTTAGCTGACATAGTTTTAACTTTTACCTCTGCCGTTAATCCTTCAAAGAATGCCATTCCACAACCCTTTGTAGAATCTGCTGGAAAATGAACAGTTCCATTCCCCTCTAAAATAGTTAATCTTGTATAAACTAAATCTTTTAAAGCGTTAACTCCTAGACTTAAAAGGTTTATGCTTGGAACACCTTTCTTAGTAGTTTTTCTAAAACCATTAAGAATGTTAATTCCAAATCCTCCCTGTCCTTTGATTGCAAATATATTTCTTACAGCCTTTCCAGCAACATATTTATATACATTTCCTGTATGATGTCCTCCAGAGTCAATAAGAGTACAAGCTATTGGAAGTTGCTTTTTATTTTTAAATGAGAACTTTTTTCTTAAAAATTCATCTAATCTTAGCCAAACATCTTCCTTTCCTGGACTTCCTGGGAAATCTCTATATTGAACTACATAGCTTTCATAACCATAGCCCCAACCAACTACTAAGACTTCCAATCTGTTATCTTGAACGTCAACACCAGCAGTTAAAAACTTGATATTAGGGTGTAATTCTGCTCCATACTCCTCTCTTCTCTCAAAAAGAGCCTCATAGTCTAACTGTTCATTGAGATGTAAAACAAATGTTTCTCCTAACATAGTATTTATAAAGGTTCTCATTCTCATCTCATCATCTTTTACTCTGAGATACTCTTCATACATCTCATTCCAAGTTACCCATGGAGAAGCTAAAGCATTAAGGTGAAAACTTCTATTAACTTTTTCCTTTGGAAATCTAGCAATCCATTTTCCTGTTGCTTGGTTATTCTTTTTCCAAAGATCTTCGACTTCCATAGTTCCACAACTTTGACACTCCATTTTTATAACTCCATCATCATCATGGATATATTCCCATTTTAAAGGTTGATACTCTCCACAGTGAGGACAAGCTAAGCACCACTCCTCTTGTGATCCTTCAAGATATAATTTTTGAATTTTAGAAGTCGTATCATCTGTTGGAGTAGATACTCTCAGCATTTTCCTATTAAAAAAAGTTGTAGTCCTTCTTTCAGCAAGTTTAACTGGATCTCCCTCTTCTCCTGCTGATTGTGGAAATCTATCCACTTCATCTAGCAAAGTTATTCTAATAGGTCTACTGGCTAATCCTGAAGGACTATTTGCTCCAACAAATCTTACAAAGCCTCCTGGAAACATCTTTCCTTGAACTGTTCCTTCAGCTTTTTTATTTGCTTTTTTTACTAAGTCTCTAAGAACTTTAGTATCTCTTATCATTGGTTCAACTCTTTCTTTAGAAAATGATTTAGCATCTTCTACTGTAGGTTGAACAAAGAGAATAGAACATGGATCCAAGTGCATATATCTTCCAAGGACATTTAAAAGAGCTTCGCTTTTGCCTACCTGACTACTACTCTTTATAGTTACAGATTCTGTATGGCTATCTGTTAAACAGTTATATATCTCTTTCATATACGGAGTTCTATCTGTTGACCATCTACCTGACTCTGCTGAACTCTCTTTAGAAAGAATTCTATACTTATCTGCCCACTCTCCTATGGTTAAATCAGGAGCAGGTTCTAATATTTTTAATAAACTTGCAAAAAAATTAATTGTCCTCTGCTCTATCAACATCAATATCCTCCATTTTTAATTCTTTATACTCTGATAGTTCTTTTAAACTTTCTCCTATCAAAGTCTTTAAAATATTTTCTATTTCTCTTCTACTGCTAATATTTAACAATTGTATACTTGCCTTAGTAGGAAGTGCTGTAAGTTTAGCTTTAAACCTTGCTAACATATCAGAAACAAGCAATTCAATACTATCTTTATGGTGATATTCACCTTGAAGTATTGCAAGTTTAAATTTTTTCATATCTGTATCCACTTTTCTTGCTTCTGCTATCTCATCTTTTCCTGAAGAGTTTTCTACAAAAATTTTTATTGATAAAAGTAGATCATATTTTGCTGGAGCAACCCTAGCATCCTTAAAATAATCTCTAACTTTTCTTTCAGAGAATCCAAATATTTTTGCCATTCTACTCTCTGTGGCTATTACCTCTGGCTGTTTCATTTAATTTCCTTTGCTGTATTTAGCTATTAAAAAATCTCTTCCAAGTCCTGTCCATTTTCTATCGTAAATTATTTTCCCACTCTCAAGTTCAGTTTGTTTAATGCTTACATAGTCATTTTCAGCATATTTGCTAGTTAATACCCATGTATCATTAACTTTATACTGGACTTTATCTTCCTCTAGCTTTAGATTTAAAACATTTGCACTTTTAAATCCTAGTTCCTTTGCAATTTCTGTAGTGGTATATAATTTTTTAGAATGTATTAAATTATTAACTCTATTTTCTAACTGCAACTTTGCCTCTTCAACTTTAACAAGTTCTTTTAATGCTTCTAAGTAAGTTTGAGGTAACTTTGCTTTTAATTTTTCCTCACATTCTATGAAGTAAAGTCTAGCTTGTTTACCTTTTTCATTCCTTTGAAGCATTGATAATTCCTTAGCCATTGAGATTTTCATTAGATAATCTACATAAGCAGTTTCATTCCCTTGGGCTGTTGCTCTTTTTTGAGCTATAGCTATATAGTCCTTATTTTCAATAAATCCATATTCACACATTCTAGGAAACCAATCTTTAAATTTAGTTTTTATTCCCAAAAATGTATGAAGTTCTCTTCCACTTACTAACTGCTTTCCAGCTCTAATTTCAATTTTTATTAACTCTTGCATTCCTCTTCTCCTTTATAAAAATTGCCTACTAATTTTTCAAAAAATTTTTGGCAAACCCTAAAAAAATCCCAGAATTGAAAACTTTCGGACCTCGCAGAGCCACAATGGAATTTAGGCTAGACAGTACCTTGGGGCTAGTCTAGGACTTTAGGAACATTCTCCTTGTTTAAATCTTTTTTAGCTTTCTCTATCTTTAGTTCAAGAAGCTCTTCTTCTAACTTACCAGCCTTTCTTTCAGCTTTGATCTCTCCCATATACTCATAACCAAGCATATTGTTTATTTCTTTTAATGCTGCTTGTGATGCTGAGAGATTATATATTGTTTTTTTCTTAACATTCCTAGAAGTTATTCTTCCTAATGTTCCGTTGCTCTCATCATGATATACTGTTTCTATAACCTCAATACCTTTCATTCCTAATACAGCTATCTCTTTTAAATCATTAGCTATTTGTTCAGCTCCAAGTTTTGTATCTTCAAATAATCTTTCTCTTAGTGCTATCATTGTCTTTTGAATCTTTGGATGTTTCTCTATATCTGCTGCCTTGGTACTCTTAGCATATCCTGCTATCTCTTTAGCCTCTTGTGTACTATATCCATTCATTCTTGCAATTACATAAGCTGTTTGTTTTTCTGTCAAGCCCTCTAAATTGCATATCGTTGCATTTTCTTCAACTACTGCTATCTCCTCTAAACAAGCAAGATATTTAACATAGTATCTAGCTATCCAACTTTTAATTGTATTTATAGACTTTTTAGTTCTTCTTGCTATCTCTTCATACCTATGTTTTTTAGTTTTTCCAAACTTCTGTTTCTCTAGTTGCATATAGAGATGCAATATTCCTAATTTTTCTTTATCTAGTTTCTCTATAATATTCATTAGAGCTCCTATTTAAAATTTTCTTGAATATCTTGCCAGTTATACTCTTGTCCATTTCTTATCAGAGTAATATCTTCTTTTCCTAAAAGTTTATATCTTTTGACTATAACATCAACAAACTGTGGATCAAACTCCATTAAATATGCTTTTCTTTTTAGCTGCTCAGCTGTTATTAAAGTACTTCCACTACCTCCGAATAGATCTAGGACATTTTGATTATTTTTACTAGAGTTTAGCATTAGTCTTGCAATGAGTTTTAAAGGTTTCATTGTAGGATGCACATCATTTTTTAATGGCTTATTCTCTCTTATAATTGTTGAACTTTTTTCTAGCTCCTCCCTTAGAGAGCTTATGTATTGAATTAACTCTTCTTTTGATTTCTTCTTTAAACTTTCTATCTCCTCGATCACTGTGTCCTGTGTGAAATCTTTTACAAAGAAGTGAGATTTGCCAGGTTTCCAACCGTACAAACATGGTTCATGCCTCCAGTTATAGTCTTGTCTGGATAAATTAAAACTATTTTTTACCCATATTAAGCATTGGGATAACTTGAATCCAGCTTCCTCTAATGCTTTTCTGAATGCTATTGCTTCAGAATCTGCATGAAATATATAATATGCAGCTCCTTCCTCAAGAACTTCAAAGGCATTTTTATAAAATTTACTTAAAAAACTATAAAACTCACTAGATTGCATATTATCATTTTTTATTTTCATTCCAGAGTCACTCTCATAATCTATGTTATAAGGAGGATCTGTTACCATCAATGATGCTATCTCTCCATTCATCAATTTTTTAACATCTTCAAGCTTTGTTGAATCTCCACACATTAGTCTATGATTACCAAGCAAATAAATATCTCCTTGCTGAGAAAAATAATTTTCTTCAACTTCTGGTGTATCAACTTCTTTTATCTCATCAAGATTATCTAATTCCATGCCTATTTTTTCTTCTAAAGCTTGCATATCAATATCAATCATAGTTACTAGATCTTCACTCATATTAGATAGAATTTCAAAAAGTTTCTTTTCATTCCACTGTCCTTGCTCTTGTGCTTTTACTTCTAAAATTCTAAGAGCATTTAATTCCTCATCTGTAAGTTTTTCTATTCTTACAGCTTTAATTTTTTTAAATCCTAATTGTTGGGCTGCTTCAAATTTCCCATTTTCATAAAGAACTTTATTATCATAACTTAGGATAACTGGAATAATCATTCCTAATCTTGTAAATAATCTTTTATAGCTATCTATTTGCTCTGGAGTAGATGTTCTAGGATTATTTTCATCTAAACTTATTTTTTCTATTTCTATTTCTAATATCTCCATTCATCTCACCTTCCTTCGTTGAATTTCGTATAAAAAACTAAGTTATTTCTTGAATTTATAACTGTTTTGTTTTAGAAATCCCCGCAACCTATATTATTATCACGCGAGGAACAGCTCCAAAACCCTTATTTTTAGGGAACTCTTATAAAAAAATTCTTCAAAAAGCGGACATATTTGTGACCTTTTTACATAAACGAAATGGTTAAACCCTCACTATATGAACATTTAACCTTACTTTTAATTTGTAATAAATTATTTATAAAGAATTCTAATCTCTCTCTATTCCCAAAATTATTTCTTTTTGGACTCCCTCTTGTTTGAGCTTCCTCTAATGCTTCTTTAACTTGAACTTTATATCTTCTAACTTGTCTACTGCTTTTTTCTGATAAAACAGTAATGACATAACCTACAACTTTCTCATCCAGGATATGCTCCTGGAGATCTCTTACTAATGTTTTTATCTCTCTAGATTTATAACCTTTCATCTTCTCCAAAAGTATTTTTATATCTCTCTCTATCTCTGAAGTAAGATACTTAACCAAAATTAAACCAATTTTATTTACTACACTTTCTTTTAGATACTCAATAGTCAAATCTTCAACTATATTTGAATATCCAAAATATTTAATCATTGTTGATGAAAGCTTATGCTCTATTCTCATTTTTGCCCCATAACTTTTATTAATACTCTTTTTATTGTGTTCATGGGACTTGCTATATAGTCTTAACTTCCAGCCCTTATCCATTTGAAAAATAAAGCCTGTAGAATAAAAGAAGTCTTGATTTACATCAAAATTATTAAATTGAAGCCTTTCTTTAGCTTTTATATTTCTACTTAATGCTTTATAAAAAGTAATAATAATATTGTGAAAATCATAAAAAGACTTAATATCTTCTTGAATACAGATCTCTAAATAATCATACTTAATTTGAGATAAACTTATTTTTTCAAGAGTTATATCTTCCAAAATAGTTAATATTTTCATATCTACAATCATTTTTTTTGTACTGTCAGATAAAGGATATAGATTATCTAAATTCCCAAATCTAGCATATGAAAAATCTATTTTTATTACTACCTTGTCTTGTTTTTCTCTAACTTTAATCTCATTGATATTCTCTTGATTAATAATAAAAGTTTGGGTAGTTCCAGCAAGTTTTTTAGGCTGTATATCCTTAAATCTTTTCTGTATTGCAAGAATGACAAGGTCAGCTTCAACTTCCAGTTCTACCCAGACCACTGCCCTGTCTAGTCCTACCATCTTTTTTCTCCTTTATTACTTTATAAAAAAACATCAATCTGATTGATGTTCTCTGATAAAGTCAGGATTGCTCCTGCTAATATTTAATTACTCAATGAGATCTGTTTAAATTTTTATAAGAAAATTGTTAGTTAAAAATTGCATTTTACAGGAGAGAAATAAACAGATCTCACTTAATAATTAATTTTTATCTCCTTCCAACCATTGGAAAATTTTTGATAAAATACTATATTAGCCTCTGGAAAAGTTTTCTTTGAAATTTTTGCTTTACGTCTAATCTCTTTTAATGATCCGCTGCAATCTTTATCAACAATTAACTTTTTTTCTATTCCTTCATGAATAATTGTTCCTAGATATGCTTTATACATAAATTTATATCTTTCTTGTATTTCCATAGTCCCTCCATTTATTCCTTTTATTTCTTTCTTTTGCTATAATTAAATAGATAACGTTATCTAAAAAATATATAAGGAGAATCTTTGTGAAGAATAAAAAAAATAACAATAAATCAACAATTACAATTTCAGAATTTTTAAAAAAAATAATTGTTTTAAAGAAAAAAATTGATAAAAATTAATTTTCTTCTTTAGGTGACTTGAAGAGCTCTTCATATGGAATATTTGTTACTTCTGCTATTCTTTCCACTGTAGACATTCTAAAACCTTTTCCAGCTTCCCATTGCTTTAAACTATTTTGCAAGGACTGAGGTTTTATATCTAAGCGTCTGCATAATTCAGCCTTAGACATCTTAGAAAAAACTAATTCATCTAGTCTTTTTCTTAATATCTGAGAAATTTTCATTTGATCGCCCTCCTTTTTAATAATTTATATTTCTTATTAACTTAATAATAAGTTAATAATCTAATTTTGTCAACATAAAAAAAAGCAAAGATAAAAATCTTTGCTCTAAAAAATTATTCTTTTATTTTAAAAATCATATTTAATCCCATCTTCAATAGCTTTTTTTAATTCTTTTAATTCTTTTTTATTTTCTTCATAGATTCCTTTTTCTCTTAAATCACATTCAATATTTCTAAGTATACTTTTCAAAATATAATTTCTATCCTCTTCAGACATCATTTTAAAAAGTTGAAGATAAATATCGCTCTTTTCTTTCTCTTTTTCTAGTTTTTCTGTAATTTTTTTTTGTATTTTTATTTGATCAAATAAATCAGAATCCTCTAATTTTCCCAATATTTCTTTATACTCTTCATTTTCTTTTTTTAACTTTTCATACTTTTCAGTAAAACTTGGAGGAGCAGAATCTTTCTCCCAAGCTAAAAATAATTCTTCTTTCTCTTCCTTAGTTAGTGGAAGATTTTCTAAAATTGCATCTAATTTATTTCTTCTAGGAAGTGCTTTTTCTTTTTTTAAGTCTGAAATATACCCCTCTGTTATATCTGATAATATGCTTAAATCTTTAACTTTTATTTTTTTCTTTTGCATAATTTCTTCTAACATTTTTCCAAACATTTTTATTGCCTCCTAAGTTTTAAATCTTATTTTATTTTACTACAAAACTTATAAAAATTGTAAGTATAAAAAATTATTTTTTTATATATTGACAATTATAAGTTATTTGTCTTATACTCTTAATAAGATAAAAAACTTTTATTTTATAATTAAGTTAAAAAACTAATACGGAGGTGACATTTTTAAAATTTTAAACAATTTGTAAGGAGGTGAAATAATGGGCATAATAGGAATATTAGGGATAGGATTATTATTGTTAGTACTACCATTTTCTTGTGCTAAATATAATGTTTTATACAATAAAACAGTTAGAACAGAAGTAGGAAAAAGTATAATGAATAGTGATAGAGAAATTTTTAAAAGCTCTAAACCTTATGTAGAAAACTCAATTCAAACATTACATAACTATAAAATGCAATATGACTTAGCTAATGATGAAGATAAACAAATAATAGCTAATAATATAAAATCTGAATTTGCTAATTTTGATAGCAATTTGATAGAAAATAATAATTTAAGACATTTTTTAGAAAGTATTAGAGGAGGATATTAAGAATGAAAAAATTACTAATGATAGGTGCTGTAATAGGGATAGTTGTAGGTTGTGAATCAGTTCCAGCACAAAAAACATCAACTGATATAGAAAGAGAGAAACAAGAGACATTATCTAAACAAGCTATTGAAAGTGTTGGATTGCCTAATATTTCAAATTTTTATGAGAAAAAAACTTTAAAAAAAATTCTTGAAATGAGAGATAATCCAAAATTAATAAACTATTTTTACACTAAAAACAACATGAGTGGAAAATGGGTATACGAAGGAAAATGTATAGGTTTTGGAATTTCTTATACAACTCAATATACTAATCCAGAAAAAATAACAATAACTAGAGATCTTGATATGGGGCCTCATTGGGGAGATCAGACAAATGTTATACAGCAAGCTGATCCTAATGGACTTTATAGTGTACCAAATGGGACAGCAACTTGGATAATGAGAGTTACAGATGATGGAAAAACTATTGTTGACTATATAGAAAGTGAAATAAGAGTATCACAAAATAAAATTCCTGTAAGATTATGTGAAAAATGGAGTTTACCTGAAAATTATTAATAATATTTTTTAAACTACTGAATAGAGTATCCTAGATATAGAAAAATAAAGACCATAGTCTTTCTAGGATGCTCTCTTGAGTAGATTACTCAAAAAAGTGAGGTGAAAATAATTATTTAAAATTATAGTGTTTTACAAAGGAGTGAATAATCAACTATTTCTTTTTAACTGGTGGCTTTGGAGTTGTTGGATGATTTCCAGTAGCCATTTCAGCACTATTATTTATTGAACTAGATGTTTTTGACACAGAATTATAATCTGGTTTACTAATAACTTTAGGATCTTTTGCCAAGATTATTCCTCCTTCTTTGATTATTTTTTATGGTATTCAATTACAATATTTTCAGGTCTTTCATACAAGTATATAGCTTCTAATTCATAACTAGGGATATCTTTATTGTCAAAATAGGCACTTACATCTTTTAGTAAAATTTCAAAATATCCTTGTTCTATAATATTCAATGCTTGAAGTGAGCCTATATAAACTTGTTCCTTATTTTGATATCTAATTGATACCCAACATTGTTTAATACTTTCAAAGGATTCATCTTTTGATGATATTAACCCTTGAGCTAGATATTTTTTACCTAACTTATTTGAAAGTCTTAATTTTCTGAGAAAATAATGATATTTTTCTCCATTAATTACCCAAGTAAAAAATAGAGAATATGGAATTACAAATAGTAAAGCTAAACTTATTTCTGCTGGAGAAATTCTAGGATTCTTTGATAACAGGGTTTTTAGTGTTTCTCCCTTATCAAATAAGTTTAACGGGAGATAACAAAGAACTCCAACTATAAAAGAATAAGCTACTCCTCTATTAAAGTCTAGTTTAGCATCATCTAAAATAGCATAATTTACTAAAATTACACATGCTATTCCAGGTAGAAAAATAAAAAGAAATTGAATTAAATTTACTATATCCATATTAATCACTCCTTTGTAAAATACTATAAATATTATAACTTTATTTTCTTAATAAATCAAATTTGGAGGTTTTTAACATGACTAAAAATATTATATTTTCAAAAGAAGAAATTTTAAAGCAATTTTCAACGGAAGAATTAATTTTAGAAGTAGTTACTAGAGATGGAAATTATCTTAAAAATTTTTTTGAAGCTTTTATTGGAAGTTCTATTATTACTAGAACTCAAGTGAAAATTACTACTGATTTAAAAAATGAACATATAGAAAAAGTTAAGGAAATATTAGAAACATTAAAAAAGAATGAGTAGTATAAACTACTCATTCAATTTATCAAAGATACTTATAAATATCTTTATTCTTAAATTTTATATTAATAATGAAAGTATCATCTTCTGAAATATATATTTCTATATTTTCATCTTCTACTAATGGATCAATTTCTAAATATTCATCTATTGATTTTTTATAAATTTCAATTAGAGCATTTATTTTATAATTTTCATAGAAGATATTTTTTATAAGCTTTTTCATTTGAGTTAAATCTTCTTTAACTAAGTTATCAATTTTAGTTTTAAACTGGAACAAAGAAAATTCTTTGTTTAAGAAAATATGTAAAATATCTTCTGAATAAAATTGAAATTCAAATTCATAAACATTTTCATGTTCTAAAGCTTTAGAAATACTTACTCTTACCTCAGAAAACTTAGTTAAACTAATTTCTTTAAGAGGTTTTGAGATAATTGAATTTTCTTGAAAAAATTTACTTGGGTACATATAATCACACTCCTTAGTATTTAATTTAGGAACTTTAGAATCAGCAAAAAATTTTTCTAAAATCATTAATAAAATAATACCTATACTTGTATTTAATATTATAGCAATTGGACTTGCTTGTATTTTATTTAATGCAATCAGAATTTTTTCATTATCAAATAAATCTCTAGCTAAATCAATATCAGTAGCTAAACCCAAAAAAGCTATTATCAAAACTAAAACACCACATTTTCGGTATTGAACTTGAATTTCTTTAGAAAATTTTTTAAATTTTTTTCTAAGAAAAACTATCATAATAAGAAAAACTATTATACTTATACTTTGAATAATTGTCAGAAATATTTTTGAACTTCTTTCAGAAAAAAACAAAGATAAAATTCGTATAATTATTTCTAATATAGAAAGCATACTTTGGACAAAACCAATAATAATAAAATTAAAAGCCACTAAACTGATAACTAAAGCTATATTCATATTTTCATGTGTTGATTTATTTGAGAATTTTTTTAAAAATAAATACGCAGAAAAAGCTGGACTTATTAATATTGCAAGTGAAAGTGTTACTTCATTTAAATTTTCCATAAATCTTCCCCCTAATCTATTGAATAGAGTTACCAAGAAGCATAGAAAAAAGACCCCCCAGTCTTTTTCTTGGTAGCTCTCTTGAGTAGATTATTTAGAAACATCACTACTTTGATTATCTGGTGTGTATTCAATAATATCTGTAAGTTTGCAATTAAGAGCATTACAAATTTTATTTAATATATCTAAATCAACTCTTTTTATTTCATTATTATAAAAAGCAGAAAGAGTATTCTTATTTACTCCTGATATTTTTGATAGTTCTGATTGTTTCATTCTGATGTCACCTAAATATCTGCTTAAAGTTATTCTAATCATGTTATCACCTCCACTTTATATGGTTAATTATACATTAATCTATTGAATAGAGTGTCCTAGACATAGAAAAATAAAGACCTGCCACAGTCTTTCTAGGATGTTCTCTTGAGTAGATTAGTTCTCTGATGATTCTTCATCTGGAATATATTCTATTAGATCAGATAATTTACAATCAAAATATATGCAAAGTTTTGTTATAGTTTCAAAACTTATAGCACTTATTTTTTCGTGATATAAATTTGAAATAGTAGTTCTACTTAAACCTGTAGCATTAGCTATATCTTGAATTGTAGATTTTTTAGCTCCCATTAAATTAGAAAGATATATTTTTATCATTCTATCCCTCCTTTGTATCTTTTATAACCAAATTATAGCTTATTTTATATAGCTTTGCAATCATTTTGCATATTGTAATAAGCTAAATAAACAAAATATTGGTTGACATTATAACCAATGTATTGTATATTATATTCAATAGCAAGGTTAAAAAAAATATAAAATTATTTAAAATGAATTGCTTATTGGTTATTAAAAAAATATAAAATTTTAGGGGAGGTACTTTTTATGAAAACTTGATAAAGGAGATTTGCAATGGAAAAAGAACAGAGTATTCTAAGGTTTCTAAAAGAAGCTGAAGAAAGAAAAATGATTGGAACTATTTCTAGTCAAAAAAAAGCTGAACTTGATCAGCTTATATCTAACTTAGAGAATAAACTTCACGATCAAGAACAGCTTGAACTTCTTGGAATTATCCAGGATAAAATTTATGAGTTTCAAAATGATGTAAAAGAAGAATACTTCCAGTTTGGAGTTCTACATAGTCAACTTGAAACAGATTACAAATAAAAAAAAAGAGAGCTCTTCCGCAAAAGCTCCCTTTTAGGTGATGATATCTCATCTGCTCACTACAAGATGAGTATATCATATTTATTTAAAAAAATCAAAGTTCAATTTTTTAGGAGGATAAATATGAGTATTCAATTTTTAAATATGTTAGTTAAAGAATTTGGAAATATAACATTTAAAGAAGCATTAGCAAGATTGGAAAAAGCTCAAGAAATTAAACCTGTTATTGCTGGTGATGTAGATGACTAAAATATTTGACAGTGTTATCTATGTGGTATGTACTCCTGATGGAGTTCCAATGAAAGCTTATACTGATGAGAGAGCTGCTAAAAATCATCTGGTAAAAGAGATGATAGACAGAGGAGAGAGATTTAGTATTGAGCTTGTAAACTTGGATGTGGATATAGACTTCTGCAAGAGGGCAAAAATAACTTTAGATGCTATAAATTTTAAGGAAAAGAAATAGAGGGGGAAGATTTATGGAATATAAATATAGTTTAATTATCAGTCAATGTTATCATCAGCATCATCAGTTCATTGTGAAGATGGCTCCTGACTTTTTAGAGAAAGCAAGAGAAATGGTTGCAGATATAAAAGAATACAAAGGTAGCAAATATCTTAATTTAGGAGATCTAGGAAATACTAACAAAATAATAAGAAGATACAACTACAATGGTTCTGAAGGAGATATTTATATCATCAATTCAGATTCTATTCTAAATCTTTTGGAAGAAGTAAAAGAGTATTGTAGATATGAAACACGGATGATTGAATACTTTGAAGATAGAAGAGAAGTTGTAGATCATCTTGAAAAATATCATAGTTTTAAAGAGATTAAAAATATCATTGAAAAATATTTTGAGATACTTTAAATAAAAAACCCCGTAGGGTGTGAGGTCAGTATTACTGATTTTTCTTGATCAAGATAATAATTATGAGAACTACTGCAAGTAGCAAAATAGTTCCACCGTCCATAATTATTACTGGATTAGAAATACTGATGTTCATACTGAACCTCCCAATGAAATGATTATATCTCCTGCTCACAAGGGTGTTGAAGCCTTATGAACATGAAATAAGCTCCCACGACGGCTTGTGAGAGCTTATATCATTCAACACTTTAATCATTTCATCCTACAAGGTTTCCTTGTAATTAAATGATATCAGTTTTTTTACAAAAAGTCAAATTACAAAAATAGGAGAGTTCCAATGTAAAAGTTACTTCTATGAGAGAATTAACAGTTTTAAAAGGAGGTGAAAGAAGTGACAGAAGTAGGATATTTCAAGGTTGAAAATATAATTATAGATGGTTACAGCTCTTTTGATGAAGAGCTGGACCAAGTTGTACACAAGGATCTGTTTGAATGTATCCAGGAAAAAATGATTTATATTGTTTTAGAAAGATATGCAAATAACAATGATGGCATAGCTTTCCCAAGTATCTCTACAATAGCAAAATCTGCTATGTGTGGAGTTACTACTGTAAAAAAATATATAAAAAAATTAGTAGATAAAGGATACATAACTAAAACTTTAAGACCTAAGAGCAATGGTGATAATGATTCTAATATCTACACTGTAAAAAAATTATCTGAAATATGTAAGGATATTTTTTTACCCCAGTCGCCTAGCGACCCAGGTACGTCGCCCAGCGACTACTATAAAGAACAACATATAAAGAACTCTGATATAAAAGATCATGATAAGAGCAACACAGATGCCAATATTCAAAATCCTACTTCTGTTGTTTCTTCTGATCCTGATTCTTTTGAAAGTTTCTTTAAAAAGATTGAAGTAGGTTACACTACTAAAAATCAAAATTCAATTAAAGCTCTACTTAAAAAAATGAAACCTCAGCAGGTTATGCAGTACCTAAAGGAAACTTGGGAGAATATTAAAGCTACTCCAGGAGTAGTTAATGCTCCTGCTCTGTTCTCTATAAAAATAGAGAGACAGGAAAGGCAAATGACTGCTACTGCTAGACAAGCTATTATTGAAAAAGAGAAAGCTATTGAAAAGCAAAAGAAAATAGAAAATAAAATTGATTGTGCTGATCCAGTAGCTCTCTTTAATAGTTTGCCTCCTGTGGAGAGATTAAAAGTTGAAAAACAAGCTATTAATCTCTTTATAAATCAAAGTGGAGCTGATGAAAAAATATTAAATATTATGAGAGATAACAATCCTACTATGTACCTTAATACTATTAAGTTGCAACTAAAAGTAGCATTGAAATTATAATTTTTGACTAGAGGTAAAAATAAATGTGTGATGAAAAAATTGAAAATACATTAGATGTTTTATGCCAGTATATACATGAAAAGAATAAATGTTTACAAACTTCTGAAAAATTATTGCTTGAGAAAGAAAATGAAATAGCATCTTTAAAAGCACAATTAGAAATTCAAACATCTATTCTTAATTCTAAGATAACAGCAATTGAAGAGAAAGATAAAACAATCAAGTATTATAGCAACCAAGTTGATAGGCAATTAGAACAGATACATCTATTGATAACAGAAAATTCAAAATATAAAGAATTAGAAAAAACAAGTGCAAAAGTAAAAAAAATTATGGAAGAAATAAGGGAAGAAAAAAATGGAAAATAATAATTTTAGACATCCAAAGATGACTATTGCAGAAATGAATGAGATATGGAAGTTATGTGAATCTTTGGGGATTGATCCTGAACCATACAGCGAGGTTCAATATGCAGGGAAATTAATTTTTGATTTATATCGTTTACAACTATGCTTTGGAAAAATTATTCCGCCTGATCCCAAAGATTACATGGAGGGAGGAAAATATGACTACACAAAATATGGGCATGGCAAAAGATAAATTTCGAGATGCTAGATACTTTATAGAATCTTTAGGCTTGAAAGATGAAGATGTTAGAAAAATACTAAATGCTAATGACTGGGAAAAAGATTTTATTGTTCAGAGAGCAAAAGAATTATTCATTCCTTTCTTTGAAGAGTTTATCAATAATTTTGAATCTGTAAAATTGATTATTGATAAAAGAAAATTTAATAGGGGAAGGAGAACAATTCTTAAAGATCTTGAAACAGGAATTGTTTATGAAACTCTTGCTGATGCTGCAAAAGATGTTCATATGTCTTTCAATACTGTTAGGAAGCATATTGAAAAAGGAAGATTTATAGTTCTTGATAGAACTTTTAAAGATAAAAGGTTGGAGGGGAAAGATGCAAATAATAAAAATGTTTAAATATGTTACTGATACTTATCATTTTTATTTAGATAAGCTAGAGTCAAAAAATGAGAGTGGGACAATAGCAGAAAGATGTTGGGTTTTAAATAGAGTTAATGTAAAAAAAATGGAAGGTAATAAGTTAGTTTTAAGTGAAAATGATTTTCATTCACCAATTTTTTTACCTTTAAGGACTTCAAAAGTAGAAATTGAAGAACAAATAAAAGCTTTAAGCGGTTGTAAGGAACTACAAATATTATGTTATGATCCTGAAAATAAAAATTATATTTAGGAGGAAGAAATGGTATCAAAGGTTTATATAATATCTTTTTTAAATGAATTAGCTGCTGGACTAAGAGAGACTACTAGAAAAACAAGAACTAAAAAAATTGTTAACTGTAAAGTTAAAGCTGAAAAAACTGGGGATAAGGCTGAGGATGAAATATTGTTCTATATCATCCATGAAAAATTTCAATCTACTGCTAAATTTGATAGATTATCAGCAGCAAGAATTCTTTTTGATTTATTGAAGAAGGAGAGAATATGAATAAAGTAATATTAGTTCAATCAAAAAAAGGTGGAATAGGAAAGTCTTGGTCAGCTCTCCAGCTAGCACACGGATTAGCTAAAATAACAGGAGAAAATGTACTTATCCTAACAACTGATAGACAAAACGATATATTGAGTTTTTCAGGCTATTCAGAGCCTCTTAGACGTGGTTTAGAATATTGGATTGAGCATTTAGAAGGTGACTTTGCTGAACTAAGAGAAAATTTATATTACATTCCTTTAAATGCAACTATAATTTCTGAAGATCTTAAAAATAAATTTGAAGTTTTCATGGAAGCTTTACAAAATAGATTCAAATATATTGTGATTGATGGAACTCCAGTTATTGAATTAAATATGTTAATTTCTTCTGCTGCTACTGATATAGTTATTCCTACATTTTTAGATAAAGTTACTGCTGTTGGAATGATGGAAATGCTAAAAAGATTTGAATTAAATAAAATAAAAGCTGTTATTCCAAATCGTGCTGCTGCAAGAAGTAAGCTTGAAAAGGAATATTATAGTAAATTAAAAGAAGCTCTTGAGCCTACTCAAATCGTTCTTACTTGTCCAATCAATCAAAGTAACTTCATAAGTAATTTAATTGAAAAAGGTAAAACTATTTGGGATACTTCCTCTTCTAAAGTTACCTCTGTAAAAGAGCAGTTTGAAAAGGTTATTGAGGTGATTAAGTGATGGCTGGAGAAAATATTTTTGCTGGTATAAAAAATATTGTACAGGAAAAAATGTATCAATCTACATTTGATTTCGCAAGTTTCGAAATTAACGATGATGATAAAAATTACATAATAGAAAGGGAAGAAATTCTCTTTCTTAACTTCAAAAAAATGTCTAGCTCTCTTTATGAGATTTGCAAAGCATTATATGAAATAAAATTAAAATTCAAGGATGATGGTGGATCTTTTGCTGCTTGGTACAGACATAATCATCTATCTAAAGATAAAGTCTCTGAACTTTTAAAAAGATATGAACTGTTTATTCAAGCTCCAAATCAAAAAGAGTATGTTTCAGCTCTTTCTATTCCTGCAGTTAAACTTCTTACTAAAAAAGATATTGAGTTTGATACTCTAGATCAAATACTACAACTTGAATTAAAAGATGTTGAAGAGATAGCTGATAAAATTGAAGAAATTCAACCAAGTGAGGTAAAAGAAGAGAAAAAAGAAAATAAAGTTAAAAATCCTCTTTTAACTAGAACTGTAAAAAAATATAGAAAAACTATTGAAAAAGCTACTACTCTTACAGAACTTGCTAATCATAAAAAAGAACTTCTTGAATATGTTAAACAATTAAAAGAGTTAGTTAATGAAATAGAACAAAAAGAAAAGTCTAGAGAAAATGAAAATAATCTAAATTTATTTGAAAAAGAATGTGTTTTTCAAGATGATCTAGAAAGAATAATTGTTTTAGAGTTTAACTCAGAAACTGGAATGTATGAAGCAGTACGCTACTTAACCATTGAAGATTATAAAGAGAGAAGTTTTGGAGAGAGATTATCAATTATCGCTCCTGAAAAATCTTTAAAAATTGCAAAAGAAAAATTCCTAGCTTACGCTATTATGAAACCTTGGAAAGAATTTAAAGAAAATGAAAATAATTCACAACATGATCCTGCTCCAAGAATAGAGGTATTAGAAAAAAAAGTTTATAGAGATAATAGAGGTTGGGTATTCTTTGTTAGATCTGGACTTGGCGAAAATACATTTAAAGCCTTTTATGCTAAGAATGTAGAAGATTATCAGAGAAATATTAGATGTCATGCTGTTAAATCTCTTGAGTGGCAATCAACTGAAAACTTGGCACAAGTAGATCTTGACAAATATGCTGCTAATAAAAAAATGGAGGTTCTTAATTTTTAGAGGAGTAAAAATGATAAACATATTAAAAAAACTGTTCAACTTTAAAATAAAATATTATGGGAGATTTTAAATGTTATTATGGTTAATTAGTTGTTTGATAATAGCAATTATAGTAATTAAAATAGCAGATTTATAAAATTTTATTGAACATTGGCAAGTAAATAATACTGAGGAAGCCTTTATTTTCTATCTTCTTTTAATTAAAGTCATTGACTTTCATTTGTATTATTATTGATTTTATTCAGAAAAGAAGAAAATAAAAGGGACTAATCAAATTAATGATTAATCCCTCTTTAAAAAGTTGCTTGAATTTCCTTAATTAATTATAACATTATAAAAAATAAAAGTCAAGGTGAGCCCATTGGAAGAAAAAAGAAAGGTAGGGAGACCAGCAGGTATAAAAAAAAATAAAACTATGTTTGGCTATAAATATAATGAAGAGGAGTATAATACTATGAGTAAAGCTTTAGAAAAGTTTAAAGTAGAACATAATTGTACAACTTCAAAAGCTTTATATCTTCTGATCACCCAGAAAACTAAATAAAAAAGAGAGGGGCTATGTGCGACCATAGCTTTGCCTCTCTGTGTAACAACTCAAAAGGATTTATTTTTAATAGCAGAGGTTTAATCTAATAAACTCTAACAGCTATTAGAAAAAACATAACTATTACTAACGGAATTAATACTTTGTTCATTTAAAATACCCTCCTTTCTCTTTAAAAGATTGGAGTTGTCACACTAAGAAATATAATAACATATTTTAGTGTAAAATAAAAGAGATATCCAGTCGCAATAGATATCTCTTGTTCTTTGGCATTTTAAATGCACTTAATTCCGTTAATTAAATGTTATCATAATTATATATTTTTGTCAAATTTTAAAAATTAAAGTTCCTCAGTATTAATTTACTGGGGATTTTTATTTGTAAAATATTAGGAGGAATTAAAATGTCAGGTGTTGTTATTAGAAAAAGTATTAGTAAAGAAGAAGAAAATAAAATTCTTAGTCTACTTTTAAAAAAAGCTAAGGAAGAACTAGGGGAATAGGAGGAATCGTATGGATAAGGTTGCTATATATTGTCGTGAAAGTACAGAACGTCAAGATATTTCAACATTGATTTCCATGTGTGAAAAAGCTGCTCATGATCTTGGATTTGATACTTATAAAATCTATAAAGATATAAAAAGTGGATATTCTAAAGATCGTGAGGAGTACTCACAATTAAAAAATGATATCCAAGCTGGAGAGATTAATGTTTTAATTCTCTACGAAAGTTCTAGACTTACAAGAGATGAGATAGAACATCATTTATTCTTTGCACTTCTTAGAATTAAAGAGGTAAGATTATACACTCTCAACCATGGTTGGATTGATCTCAACAATGAAGATGATACTTTCATGTCTAGCCTTCTTAATCTCCTTGATGCACGTGAAGGTAGGAAAGGAGCTAAAAGAACTAAGGATAGAATGGAAGAGATAGCTAGAAATGGAAGATGGACTGGTGGTTCTGCTCCATTCGGTTATCGTTTAGTTAATAAAGAGCTTGTTGTTGATCCTGCTGAAGCTGAAATAGTTAAACAAATATTTCAGCTTTTTTTGGAAGGGAAAAAGAGACAGACATTATCTACCCTCTTTGGATTTGAAGGAAAAAGAGTTAGAAGGATGCTTATCAATCCTGTTTATGTTGGAAAGTTAAAATTTCATCAAATAGAATATAAAAACAAAAAAAGGATCACTCACAAAGAATGGGAAGTTCTTGATGGAATCCATGAGGCTATTATTGACGAACCTACTTTTAACTTAGTTCAAAATAGACTAAAATTAGAAAAAAGAGAAGTAAAAAGAGATACTTATATCTTTAAAGATCTTTTAAAATGTGTCTGTGGTGCTAAATTGTATAGATATACAAGTGTATATACATACAATGGACAACATAAAGAATCTCTAGTATATAAGTGTAATTCAAAAGATACTTATCATAGATTCAATAGCATTTTAGAATCAGAGCTACTGAAGCAAGTGTTAGAAACTTTAGAAGAAGTTATTTTATCTTTAAATGTAAATGATATAGATACTGAAAGTGATAATAGCTTAGTTGAACAATTAAACTATTATAAAAAAGAGGCTACAGCTCTTCCTGGAAAAGAAAAAGTATTAGCTAGGCAGTTAATGAACAATTTATTAACTGAAGAAACTTTCAAAGAACTTATGCTTGAGTTTAAAGAGCAAAAAGAATTTTTTAAAAATAAAATTGACTCTTATTCTAAATTGATAAAATCTAAAGAAGCTAAAAAAAATAATCAAGAAATATTAAAAAAATATTTCAATAAAATAAAAAAAGAGAAAGATCCTGAAAAATTAAATATTTTTTTTAAAATGATTATAGATTCTATTGAGTTTGTTAATGATTACAGATTCTATATTCATTTAAAATTTTAGGAGGAACTATGGGATTTATTCTAACTGAAAAGATTTTTAATCATTACAGTAAAAAAGAATTAGGAGACATCTTGTCTCCTAAAATTTTTACCCAACTATCAAAAAATACAAAAATTTTACCTTGGTTTTCGGAACTTGCGAAAGTGATAGATATAAAAAAAATAGGATATACTTTAGAAGATTTTAAACATGATTATCCAAAATATAAAGATTTTACAGAGATAGAAAGTCTTTTTAAAATATTAAGTCAGGGAATTTCATTAAGAGATATTGCTATTTTTAATAGTAACTTTCATACAGTGTTAAAAAAAGGATTTTATTATAACTCTACTGTTTTAAAGCCATCTGAGATAGAAAAGTATATTGTTATTCATTATGATATCTCAGATTTTAAAATAGAGTTCTATAAAAATCATATAGAACTTTATGGGGATAAAGAAAAGCTGGAAGAATTCAAACATAAATTTAATTTAAATGAAGATATTTTCTATGAAAAATATAAAGAAAGTTGGCATCTAGCTTTTAAAGGTTTACTTGCTGAATATATACGAATATATGAAAAAAAGGATACAAATTAA